GGCTAGTCGAGGCGATGGCGCACGTGGGAACGGGCGGGGCATCAGATCTCGCAGCGGTGACGATGGCGGCAAAAATGCTGGCGAGAGCGCAGATCCTGCGCGACCTGATCGATCAGCTACCGAGCCCGATGATCGACCGCGAAAACGGGCCAGCGCTACATCCAGCGTACGCAGAACTAGGGCGAAGCGAGTCGCGAATCCAGTCGATGCTGATCAGCCTCAACCTGATGCCACGCACACGATCGAGCACCCGCCTGCCCGCCGAGCAGCAGGTGACGGCAGCAAGCGTGCCCGACGACAACCCGATACTCAAACTCCTGGGCAGCTAGCCGCTCGCAACGTCGAGCTGTTTTTCCGCACCTGCCTGACTCACGTTAAAGGAGCGGACGCAGGCCGTCCGCTCTTGCTGGCCGACTGGCAGTATCGAGACATCATCGAGCCATTGTTCGGCACTCTCCGTGCCGATGGCCTGCGCCAATACCGCACCAGCTACATCGAGATACCGCGTAAAAATGGCAAGAGCACGCTCTGCGCAGGCATAGCGCTCTACCTGCTCATGGCCGATGGAGAGAAGGGCGCGGAGATCGTCAGCGCAGCCGCCGACCGTGAGCAGGCATCTATCGTGTTCGATATTGCGTCGAGCATGGTGCAGGCTAGCCCAATGCTTGCCTCGAGATGCACTGTGCTGCGAAAAGAGATAGTAACAAAGAACGGTAGCAGATATCGAGCAATCTCGGCAGATGCTCACACCAAGCATGGTTTTAACTGTAGCGGCATCATATTTGACGAGCTCCACGCTCAACCCAACAGAGAGCTCTGGGATGTGCTCACAACAAGCGTAGGCTCGCGCAGGCAGCCGCTCACCGTGGCGATCACGACCGCAGGGCACGATCGCAACTCGCTCTGCTATGAGATGCACCAGCATGCCCGGTCAGTCGCTGATGGGTCGCTGATTGATCACAGTTTCCTGCCGGTGCTCTATCGTGCGCCAGACGGTGCGTCATGGCGAGATGAGTCTACATGGCGAGCAGCAAACCCCGGCTATGGCGTATCTGTGCTGCCCGACTACATGCACCAAGCAGCACTTGACGCAGCCCAATCACCTGCCCGCGAGCTTGCATTTCGCCGCCTCCACCTCTGCGAGTGGACCGACACAATCACTCGATGGATCGCACCCGAGACATGGGACGCATGCCGCAGTCCTCGACCTGATCTCGATGGTCGATTGTGTTATGGTGCGCTCGACTTATCGAGCACCATGGATCTCTCGGCGTTTGTCTTGGCCTTCCCGCTCGACGACGGCACGATCTGGATCGAGCCGACATGCTGGGCACCTCGAGGTGCCCTCAAACAGAGAGAGCGCACCAATCGCATGCGCTACGACCAATGGCATGCGAGCGGGCACATCAACGTGACCGATGGCGATGTGATCGAGTACGAGGATGTGTACACGCGGATCAAGCAGTTATGCGCACAGTATCGGGTAGTCGATATCGCAATTGACCGCTGGAACGCTAGCCAACTGGCTCAGCAGATGCAGAGCGATGGCCTCAATATCGTGTCGTTCGGGCAGGGCTACGCAAGCATGAGCCCAGCCGCTAAGGATTTTGAGACGCTTGTCATGGCAAGAAAATTGAGACATGACGGCAATCCGGTATTGCGGTGGTGTCTGGGCAACTGTTCGATAGAGTCAGACGCTGCTGGCAATATCAAACCCAGTAAGGCTAAGAGCAGCGAAAAGATCGACGCCTTGGTCGCCTCGATCATGGCAGTCGCAAGATCTCGAGTCGGCGAAGCAGGTGGAGCGATTGGGCGTGGTGCCCCATCGGTGTACGAGTCGCGGGGGATGACTCTCATATGACGATCCTAGATCGCATCAAGAGCATATTCAATCTGCGCGCGGGCAATCGCCCGAGCCTGCGAGATCCCGCGCTCATAGCGTTTCATGGTGGTGCGGTAAGCTCTGCCGGTGTGCAAGTATCTGAGAGCTCAGCGCTCAGCTATGCGCCATTTTGGCAAGCCGTCCGCATTATCTCCGAGACCATCTCTAGCCTGCCCTTTCACGTTTATCAGCAGACCTCGAGCGGGCGGATTATCGCTGACGACATGATGGTGGCGGACCTTCTGCGCTTTGCCCCCAACGAGGAGATGACCTCGATGCAACTGCGCGAGCAATGGCTTGCGCAGGCTTTGACGTGGGGCAATGGCTACTGTGAGATCGAGCGAGACACAATCGGCCGCCCAACGCGCCTATGGCTGCTGCGAGCGGAGAATATGAAAGTCGGGCGATCCGAAAACGGCGACCTACAATATATCTATCGCTCGGACCACGCTCGCCCGACCTACATACCAGCATCTGACGTACTGCATCTACGTGGCCCAGGCGGTGATGGCTACGTCGGTGCCAGCGTTGTCTCGCTGGCTCGAGACTCGATCGGGCTAGGCATCGCTGCTGAGGCATTTGGCTCATCGTTTTTCGGTCGCGGCGCTCGACCGTCTGGAGTGCTAGAGCATCCCGGCAGGCTCAGCGACGATGCCCGCGGTCGCCTGCGCGGCGACTGGGAACGATTGCACTCCGGCATCGACAATGCCTCGAGGGTCGCAATCCTCGAGGAGGGCATGAAATGGACCACGACCGCGATACCACCAGATGATGCTCAGTTCCTCGAGACGAGGCGCTTTCAGCTCGAGGAGATTGCCCGCTGGTTTAACATCCCGGTATCGAAACTGCGGGCAACTGGCGGATCGACCTACTCGTCGCTCGAGCAAGAAAACCAAGCATTCCTCAGCGAGACGCTGCGCCCATGGCTTGTCCGCATCGAGCAAGAGGTCAGAAATAAACTGCTCCTGCCGATCAGCAGCAGCTACTACGTCGAGCACCGCGTCGAGGGGCTGCTGCGCACCGACCTAGCAGCGAGATACAGCGCATACGCAATCGGTCGCAACTGGGGATGGCTCAGCGTCAATGAGATCAGAGCGCTCGAGCAGCTCGACCCTATCGAGGGTGGAGATGTATTTCTCCAGCCGCTCAACATGCAACCCGTATCGTCGATGGGCGGGGCTCAGGCACCGCCTGCTGATCCTACTGTCGCGCCAGTCGTCGTCGATCCTACAGCGCTGCCAGCAGCACCACCGGCACCAGCAGAGACCAACGACCTCGAGGCATATGCCAGCGATGCCGTCATTGCGTTAGCACTGGCCATGACCGAGCACCAGATCCCGAGCTGCGAGCATGGCTCGACCAATCGCTGCCGTGTGTGTGGCATCGAGCGTGAGCGTGAGCTAGTGCCACCAAGCCGCCCAGGTGGTCGCCATGGCTGGCGCATCAAATGGCGACCGATTTTGCCGCTACGCAAAACAGAGACTGAGCGATCGATGCCCACTGAGCGTCGAGCAAAATACGACAATATTGATTTCTCGCCGCCTGCTGGCGTTCGTGAAGAGGCCGCTCGAGGTTTGGAGTGGCGAGCCGAATATGGTCGAGGCGGCACTGAAGTAGGTGTTGCTCGAGCCAGAGATCTGAGCAATGGCAGCAACATCAGCCCCGACACAATTGGGCGGATGGTGAGTTATTTTGCCCGCCATGCCGTCGATTCACAGGGCGAGGGCTGGTCACCCGGTCAAGACGGGTTCCCGAGCGCTGGCCGCATTGCGTGGGCGCTCTGGGGCGGAGATGCTGGGCGAACATGGGCGAACAAAGTAGCAGGTCAGATGGATAGGGAGGACGACAATGGAGCGTAGACTACTCTCTACCGTCTCATCTGACGCTGGCCGACTGATGGGCTATGCAAGCGTGTACGGGCCGCTCAGCGAGGATCTGGGCGGGTTCCGCGAGCGCATCAGCCCTGCGGCATTTACTCGCACGCTCGAGGATAAGAGCGCCGATGTGCGAGCGCTGATCAATCACGACTCATCGCTTGTGCTAGGTCGTCGCAGTGCGGGCACGCTCAAACTCAGCACCGACAAAAATGGCCTTGGCGTCGAGATCTACCCGCCAGACACAAGCTATGCCAAAGATCTGCTAGCACTCATTCAGCGCGGCGATGTCAACCAGATGTCGTTTGGCTTTATTGTGCGAGCTGACGAGTGGACAATCGAGGAAACAGTGCGAGTGCGGACAGTGACAGATGTCGAGCTCATCGAAGTCTCCGTCGTCACCATCCCCGCCTACCCGGACACCACGGTCGCGATACGGTCGCGTGATCAGTGGAGCGCTAGCCAACTACGGCTGAGCGTACATTTA